AAATCTGCTTCTCTAAAGAATCCGTGTCACGTTCATTACCTCTACGCGAATTGTAAGAAGAAGGCGTGTCCATATTCTCACACGCTTCCTCGCGATGAGGCTTTGGCCTTGATGGCGAAATTGAAGTGCCCCAATGGATCAGCTTGCAAGCGCTCAAATTGCCCTTTTGATTGTGTTAAACGCGCAACGAAAGAGAGCATGTTGGGTAAAGGCAAGCTTAGTCTTGAGGTTCCTTCAGCTGTCACAGGCATTGTTCAAGGTGGAGATGCTTGGTCAAATTGCACATTTGTGGGACAAGATTTCATCGTACCAAAACACTTGTACGATCCAATCAAGGATGTTCCCGGTGTCACCGTCACGATTCAGAAAACACAGGTGAAAGTCTCTGACTGTAGCCTGCGGCAAATTGCTGATGATCTGATTGCAATTAGGCCTAAGTCGGGCGTTTTCAAGCCATCAGTTAAGGCTTCAGCGCGGCCTCCGCGCTCTGAGGAAGTCTATCTGACTGCCTACGCTTCGCCTACGGCGTCCGCACTGTCCATCTCACAGGGTCACTGCACGGTCTCTGGTGATACGGCCACCTATACGGCGGCCTCACAAGCTGGAGATTGTTGCGGTGGTGTGTGGGCTGTTGATGACAATACAGTCAAATTGGTCGGGTTCCACAACTGGGGCTCTGCCACGCACAACGGCTTTATTCCTATTACGAAGGATCTTCTGGATTGCTTGAGCAATTCGAAGGTTTTTCAGCCGTCCCTCTTGTAGATCAGAGCTTCGACCTTCGGGCCGTGCTCGCCGCGTATCCTATTACCGGTTTGACTACAAGAGGGGGACCGAGCAGTGAATGGTTAGACGAGTGTGCACACGTTAAAGAGATGGAATGGCTTGCCAGATCCGCTCGGCGTGTGCAATATTCGAAATCTGCCAGCACTGACCCGTTCTTCTGGGAGTTTGTTCAGACTCGACTGGGTAAAACGCCTGCTGATTTGTGGCCAGAATACGCTCGTTGCGTATGTGACCACATCGCGGGATACCGTTCCCTAGCTAAGTATGATAAAGCTCAACCTGTGCTTGACTTATCGTCATGGGCTTTAGCTGGCGACTGGACTGTTCGCCACTTTGCGCCCTTTTGTTCTAACTCTCGGGTAATTGGGTGGGATCTTGTTTCAACAGAAATGGACAAGACAACCTCACCTGGTTACCCTTGGAGTGTTACTGATCGCACGAAATCACGCGTTCTTGAGCAAAAATCGTTTGTTGCGTATCGTGACCAGTACTGGAGTGACATATGTCTGAAATTACGACGTCGCCCCGTTCTTTGGTCCAATAATGTCAAAAATGAGTTGCGAGCAGCTGAGAAAATTGCTGCCAAGAAGTTGCGCACTTTCACTGGTGCACCACTTGAACATGTAATGGCCACTATGCGTCTTTGCTGGGATATGAATAACTATTTCTATCAGAGCAATAATAAGACCTGGTCATTTGTCGGTGGTTCAAAGTTTCGTCGCGGTTGGGACCGTCTCTTCCGTCGTCTCTCAAAGCATCCAAATGCTTATGAGCTTGATGAGTCTGCTTATGATTCGTCGCTCTTTCGGGAGGCTATGTATGGGATGGTTGATTTTCGCTGGCAAATGTTCGCTCCGAGTGAGCGCACCCCTGAGAATCGGCGTGCTCTTGAGGCTGTATACCTCGAAATCGTTGATTCACTCATCGTGTGCACCAATGGTGACATCGTTACAAAGAACACTGGAAATCCATCTGGATCGGCAAACACTATTGTCGACAACACTGTTGTGTTGTTTAGACTGATGGCGTATGCCTGGATCATCTTATGGAAAAAGTGTAAAAAGACGTCATTTGACGGAATCTTTGAATCCGATGAACCTTGTTATGGTGATTTTCTTGCCAATGTTGAAGCTGCCTTGAATGGCGATGACAATACATGGACATGTAGCAACCTAGTTAATCCCTGGTTTAATGCTCGCGCCGTTAGCGACGTATGGAGTGGCATTGGAGTGAAAACTCATGCCGACACCTATGATCCACGTTCCTTATCAGCTTGTTCTTTCCTTTCCATGACTTTT